ACCTGACGGCGTTATCGCCGTGTGATGCTATACCATGCCCGCTGGGACAAACACCAGTGGTACTGGAGCCATGCCACCCCCACCGTCACGATCCCCACAGGGACAGTTCTCGACCCACCCCAACTGTCTCTCTAAAATTTTTCAGTTTACCACTACATTTTTATACCAGAAACCCTAACAAACAACCATGTCGAAAGATGACACGCGAAAAGTACAGGGACGTGACCCAGAAGAACCGATAGACTACTCCCCAAGCAGTGGTCCTATCGGAGCCAGTGAACGTGGTATAGAACAGTTCCAAAGTCATCCGTTCCCCTGGACATCAAACCACACCAGCATCGGCACCGACGACGTTGCAGACGGGAAAGTTTCCATGTCAAAAGAGTACACTGATGAGTACGGGACTGTCACCTACGACGATCTCCAGCACGCTAACCGTTCCAGTGGGAACAACTCCAGTCGCACTGATAATCGAGAACGAGCACGGTACAATGATTTCGTGACAATCGTTGACACCCTCTCTGGTGTTAGCCCTCAGAAACAAGATTGGCTTCGTGAACGGTCAATGTCCCTGTATCAGTATTTCAAAGACAATCGGGAAGATGGCTTTCAGTTCGGTGGTGAGTGGCCCATTGAGGTCAGTGAACTTGCCATTGTCACTATTGCTGCCCGCCAGCTCATCGACATCAAAACCTTTGATGAGCGCGATATGGACAATGGAATCCACAACATGGCCTTTGACGGCGATCAACTCGCCCACCTCTGTGATGTGCTTATTCCCGTTGACAAAGACATTGATACAGATACTATCAAAGACTGTCGGGTGAAACTTACTAACACTACTGAATCTTAATACAGTATTAGTGTATATTAATTCCCTTTGATTACCAACTCTGTTAGGTACGTTCCTTTATACGTTCTCTTGCACACTACCATTAATGAGATAAGTACCTTAGTGGTGATGGCTCAGTAACACTGGAACAATTCCAGTCACCATTGAACTATTGGTACAATACACACTACCCCCCTAAAATCCTAATGCTGTTACTGGTACTAATTCAGTACAACAGTTACTTAGTCTAAAAGGGTGGTTCCTATTTTTACAGCATAGTACAGTACTACTGTAATTATACACTGTTACTGTACAATACCAGATACACAGGTATAGTCCTATGACCCATCGTCAGTTAACCCCCGCTCATGGTTGCAGTAGAGAAAAAACAGTCGAACAAACCAATTCTGAAGACAAATACACCTATGAGGGGTGGCTAAACTACGATGGTCAAACACCCAGCGAACACTGACGAAGACGTAATCATAAATGAGTACGCTGAGGACGATAAACCATACACTGACCCTGCAACGTATCCAGCTCCCTGTGACATCTCACAAAAAGAACTGAAACGTCTCAAAGAGTATTTTGAAGACGACGAGACAGACCTTGGCGTCTCAGTCCACGGTGGATGGCCACCGACAGATGAACTTGGTAATGCGTATCAGATTTGGTTCACTGTCGATGATTTAGATGCCCGCTCTCGATTATTAGACTCTAACTGGAATCCATACCCACCGTTCAGTGGGAATTTAGAACCAGTAGAACGTGACGAGTGGACTTGTTGTAACGCGCCACTGAACAACTGGCGTGATCGATACCCCAGTCTACGACTCTGTGGGGCAATTACCAAAACAGACGAAAACGGCGACCGCTATGACAACTGTCGAACACACAAACGCCCTGCTACGATGAAATCTGCTGAAGAACAACTACAGACTGGTCTGTTTACCAAGACCGTTGACCATCTGTACGATAAACTCTCTCCCTGGAAGAAACTCATTGGGTGGGGAACGTTTGAATCGTTGATGGGTGAATCCACCTACGAATACGGTGTGGAATACCGTGAGGATACGCTTGATTTCAGTGAGAGCGAATATAAGCCTGCTGACGTAGACGAGGATGATATCCTCAGTCTCAAGATGGGCTACCCCACACAGCGTATTGATGGTGCTCTCAGCCTGTATGTGGCGGCGATGAAGACGGTACAACTCATCACTGTCCAACCTCGTATTATGTACGAGAATGTTGAGGAAGGTGAGGGGATGATGGAGTCAAAAACCATCGAGAAAGCCCAACTCACTGCACCACCCTCTGAACACGACCCATCACCACAGCAGTTCAAGACGATTGAGACGTGGAACGAACATCATCTGAACCTCCCAATGTCCCGTCTCATCACCGACCGCCCAAAACTGCTTGAACGTGGTGGTGTTGTCACTGACCCCGAGGATGATACCGACGAAGTTGGGGCAGACGACATCGTACTGGAGATCGACGCCAGTCCTGACGAGGTAGACACCAAGGAGGATACTGGCACTGACCCGAACCAGTTTGACGACTATCAGAGCAAGTCTGAAGAAATCGTAGACGCAGTAGAAAACTCAGACTAACCTCAGTCGCTTCAGATTGCGTTGTGAGGCGCTTCATTGCTACGTGACCAAAACCACGTGGAATTGAATCGATACCATCAGAACGCAATCTGAGACGATACAGAGCAAATTAACACTAACCCACAACTATGATTCCAGAACTATCGGATGATGTCCCACCTGAGAAGGTGCGTGCATTGCGACAGGACCCAAAAACGTGGGTCCGTAATGCACTCCGTCATCCTGTAGACCCATCCCGTCCATACGACTTTAAGACAGAGGATGGCGAACCACTAACCCATCTTTTGGACGAGAGGTCGTGGTTGCATCCCAGTGAGTGGGCAGACATCAATGTCCTTTTGCTTGCTCGTGGTGAGTTGAAGTCTACCTCGACTGGGTGGCTTGAATCGTGGTTCCACGATGCTTTTCCACAGGGACACTCGTACCTGATTGCTCCATCGAAGGATCAGGTTATTGATTTCTTGGAACCAATCCGTGAGACATACGTCGAGCAGGCCAACATGGAATCTCGACGTAAGACGGACAATAAGACTTCACAGGTCTTCAAGACGTACCAGCGAGATGAGTCTGGTGACGTAAACCCCGTCATGGGGCGTATTCAGACTGACTCTGGATACTCCGAGAAGTCTGTTCGTGGCAAACACTCACAGATTGGGATTACAGACGAGACACAGGACCTCTCTGAACGTGTCTTCAATGTTTTTCTGCCTGCCATTGACATGGGTCTACCCCATGTTGACTGGGCACCGACCGTCTTTTGTATCGGGACTCCCAAAGAGTCTGGTTCGTTTTACCATGATCTCTGGGAACGCTCGGACAAGCGAACGTGGGACCGAGAACAACAGGAATGGATAATCCAAGAGGAAGTTGACCCATACGAACTATCCGCTGAAGATATTGCAGACCTTCCAGGCAACGTCGAACTGGAAGAAGACGAAGAATACACTGTTCATGGGTGGCACGTTGACTGGATAAACAGCCCCCTACACTCTGGCGCAGACATTGCCAGAGCTAAAGAGCAGATGGGGGAAATGGAGTTTGCAAACGAAGTCCTCGCTCAGTTCTTTGACCCAGAAGACAACCTCCTGTCGGATAATGACGTAAAAGCCACCTTCAGTACGGAATATAACTTCCGTGACAGTCCTCACAACGAGGACAACACCACAGTTGTTGTGGCTGACTGGGGTGGTGGAGCAGATAAAAATGCGTCTGACACTATCATCATGGCAGCTGAAGAAGTTGTCTACGATGACGACAGTAGCGAATACATCGTCCTCGATATCAACTTCCTTGACCCAGATCAGAACCGTATCAGAGACGAGATACGGACCTACGAACAGTTCTTGATGCAGTACGACGCCGACGTTGGCCTTGTGGACTATGGTTATGGCCAACAGGCAATGGAATCCCTTCAGCACGGTGACGACACCGTGGACCCTGATGGGTACATGGAGACAGTCAACGCCGTTCACTACGGGAACGTCAAGAACAAGACTGATATTAAGTGGGTCGAGGACGACGACGGTCATCAGTTGTTTTTCACCTGTGACAAGTCCCGCACTTCGACTCGGATGGTTGAGTCAATGCGAGACGACGAGTGGGTGATTCCACGGGCCACGAGCGACACGTCAGGCGTGTCTATGGACACCTCCGATGCAGATGGTGTCCGTGTCTTGGAACAACTCACAGCGCCATACAAGACGCTTACTGAAACCAAGTCTGGCAAGAAACGTGTTGATATTGAGACGCCTGGGAACCAACGCGATGACTTTTTCGACGTGATGTCTTTTGGGTGGCTTGCCTTCAACGAGGCTGTCGATGACAATGAGTCAGTTGTTGACTTTGCAGGCACGCAACGTCAGGGGTACGTATGACAATGCCACTTGGACTGTGGATTTGTTCTGAATGTGGTGGCAAAACGCCTCGTTGCCAGTATTCCTGTCGTCACTGTGATGCTAACACCAGACCCACTGTAACTGTTTCAGGTAATCTACTATGACTAACGCTTTTACTGACATAACTGAAGACACTGGTTCAGACACCAGTTCCGATGATTCAGACGAACCAGCGTTGACTTCACGTGGTGAAGGAGACACAGTTACGAACACATTCACAGATAAGGTTCGTTCAACACTTCCTGAACCAGAAGAAAACCTTACACAGAAGCGATACGAGGACCCTGACAGTACCGAGAAGGCTGATGACGTTGACCCTCGTGGTCTGTTCCGTACTCCGACTGTCAATGAACTGCGCTACTACGCTCGTGAAGGTCCCTATGGGAAAGCGATTGTTGAACAACCCATAGAAGACGCCTTCAAGAATGGGTACACCATTCACGGTGACAACACGAACGGGAAAATTCGTGAGTACCTTGACCAGTACAAACCATACTACAAGCAGTGTGAGATAAAGTCCCGACGTGACGGGATGTGTGTGCTCATGCACCAGATTGCAGATGGTGCAGACAGTGTTTCTGAACCAATCCCCAGCGACGGTGGAACATTCGAGGGATTTCAGATATGGACCATCGACAACCTGTCTGGTGACTTAGCAGCTGGGACTGTCGAAGACTACACTGAATACAACCACGATCAGATTTACGTTTCAGGTGGTGCAGAAAACGGTGGTGTTGCCGTGGTCGATGATGTGTCTCACCCTGACCACGGTGATGTTCTTGGGTTTGGTGTCGAACCACGTCAGGACAGTACTGACGTTCAGTCCGTTTCCTTTGTTCACATCGACCGCTGTGAAGTCTTCCGTTGGGGTGAACACGTCGATGGACCACTGGGTAACTCTCTCCGTGGTACACAGATTGGTGAGTCGGTCCTAACACCTGTTCTTCAGCCATTGATGGCTACCCAGATGGGGTTTTGGGCCATCAAGAACATTCTCCATCGGTATTCAGCCCCACTTCATGCGGTTGAACCCCCAGAGTCATGGGGCCAAGAGGAGTTCGATCAGGCCCGAGAGAAGTTACAGAACCTCTCTATGACTTCTGAGGCAGTGCTACCTCCTGGTAGTGAACTGTCCGTGGCAGAAGGTGTCAGCGAGTTTGATCCTGAACCATTTTACAGCACACTGGTTGAAGCCATCTGTGCTGGGACTGTCTTTACCAAGTCGTACTTGCAAGGTACCCAGACTGGCACAGTCAGTGGGTCAGAAACTGACCTGAAAGGGTATTTCAACGGCATTCATCTGTTACGTACTGAACGGACAGAAGAAAAGTTCCGCAACTCCCTTCGGATGGTTAGTTCCTATGACCAGTCCACCATTCCTCGTGTGTCCGACATTGAGGGGTTCGACATCGAATGGGGGCCACTATTCAAGCCAACTGACTTAGAACAGGCAGAGGGAGCAGTCAGTCTCGTTACAGCGGCAACCAACGCCATTAAGAACTACGTCATGACTCCTGACGAGGCACGAAGCCTTGTCAGTGAGGAATGGGCAACCTTCGACATCGACGTTGATCTGGGAGAACTGACTGAACAACAGATGGATGACCTTGACCGTATCAACATCAACGAGGCTGGCCAAGGAATCAAAGACAACGAACCTGATGTCCGTCAGAATCCGATGCAACAGAACGGTGGGGGACAGCCTGAAGGACAGACTCGTGAATCCTCTCAGCCTGTTGCAGACTCACTCTCTGAGTCAACTGAGGTTGACGAAGACGACGCTGAACGCAGTTCAGCATTGACTGATGAACAACTGGACCAGATTGCAGATAAACTCGCTGAGAAAATTAATTAATTCTAATGAGACAATATTTTACTGACACAGCCACTGGCACGCTAACGTACAGTGGCAGTGACTCAGTGACAGTGGATGCTTCCTTCGACCCAAGTGAGGCTGAAACTGCCACTCTTGATACTAAGTGGGAACAGTTCTTTGATACCAACGAGTTTGTGCAGTTTGAGGCGACTGTCGCCCAACCCATCGAGCAACCGTACTTCTACGATGGAGAACTTCAGACGTTTAAGAAAGACAAACAGGAACTGAAGACTGCACAGGCTCAGATAGACAACCTCCCGTGGACACGTGGCCATCCAGAGAACGATAGAGTCACCAGTGCTGATGATATCAAAGGCTTCTGGAAAAATCCATACTGGGACGATGGGCAACAGGCCACACTCAACATTCCAGCAAACGACCCTGACAGTATTCGTTTTGCTGTTCAGAACGATAACGTCTCTGTTGGATTCAGTGGCACGTTAGACTGGACTGACGACAGTCAGACGGCAGTTGATGCCATCCAACGGGACATGGCCTATGACCACATTGCATCCGTTCAGACGGGAAGATGTAGCCCAGAGGACGGGTGTCAAGTCCACACGGATTCAGACAGTGAACATGGCCATGTCGAGGACACTGTTGACATAAATATCCCCAGTTACAGTGAGGGTGATGTCGTTGGCCATCGACTATTTCCCGAGTTTACTGGACAAGTCGTCCACAACCCAGACAACCCAGAGGTAGTGATGGTTGACCCACTCCGTGAAACAGCCAGTGGGTGGGAGATGACTGGACAGACGATGGTTGCTGGTCCTGCTGATTTGATTGAAAAATCGGAAATGGACCAAGCAATGATAGCAGACGCTGTTCGGACCACTGCCACTGAAGAAGAAGGAATGACTAATGACATGAACCCAACGTACAGTGAGGGTGATTGGGTGCAGTGGGAGTGGTCTGGTGGCACAGCAACTGGCCGAGTCAAGTCAGTCCACACTGATGGTGAAGTCAGTGCCAGTGAGACGACTCGCAATCCACAGGAGGAAGGCGAACCTGTTTACAAGATCAGTCACTGGAACAACGGTGAATTTGGCAACACCAAGATAGCCTACGAGTCCAATGTTAGTAGCGCCAGTAAACCTGAAAACTTCAGTGACAGCTGTGGACACATCTGTTCCACTGGACCATGTTCATGTGGCGCTCATGACCCGTTCAGCGACGTGAGTGTCAACGGTGAAGACATAGACCTTGTGCCACCTGAAGCGGCACAGAAAGCCGCACAACAGGCACTCGATGCCCGTGACAATGAAGAAACGGCTGTTAACGGGATGCAATCTCATGGCTGGTCCCGTGCTGAACAACTGGCCAGTGGTGAAGAACTGTCACCCTCGGATATTGTCGGTAGCAGTGGGGCAATGGCTCCGTGGTGGTCCCGTCATGCAGAGTACTCCATCAGTGGTGATTCACTGAAAGAGGCTGAAACAGATAACCCGTGGGAAGACAACTCCTACACGTCTGGCAAAGGGTGGGGTGGTTACAGTGGCTATCAGTGGGCCATTCGCAAGGGTAACGAAATCAAACGTGCCCGTGGCGAGGAACCCACATACAGTGATTCCATGCACAGCCCCGATGGACTGTATGTCGAAGATGGTGACTGGTATGGCATCGCTCCTGACGAGAACCCTGACGGGAAGCCAAAATACGACCTGAACAACTGTAACGACGTTCGTGATGCCTACAACCTCCGTAACAACGGAGACTACGACATCAGCACAGAGACGCTAATTACCCGTATTAAACGGGCCGCCGATGCCCACGATTGCTCCAGTGAAAGCAAGCCGTGGACTGATTCAAATACTACACACAACGATACTATGGATATTTCCGAATTTGTTGACCAGAACGACGTTGGTGTTGAGGATGTCCGATACATCATCGACAGCCTCGACATCGATACTGCACAGCTGGTTGATGCACCAGATGCACCGACTGACTTCTACGACGGTGAGCCGACTGTCGAAGACCTTGCAGATGACTTCGACGCCGTTGACCTGCTCGTAGATGAAAAAGAGAATCTTCAGGAAGATGTTGACAGTCTTCGTGAGGGCCTGCGTGAAAGCAAGCGTCCTGTCTTTGCAGACAAGGCAGAGAAACTGGCTGAACTAACCCACAAGTGGGGTGACAGTGAGGAACTGATGGCCAAGTTCGACGCTGACGACGAAGACGAGCGATGGACTGTTGACACCCTTGAAGACAAGATCGAACTTGTTGAAGATATCAAGGGCGAACAGACGACGACTGTTGACAGTGCCGCCGACAGTGACAGTACCAATACACTTGTCGCTGATAACGATGGTACTGTCAGTGAGACAGAGATTTCCCGTACTCAGGACGGTAAACTCGACCTGCGGGATATGCGATAACATAGGAGGTACGATATATGGCACTACTCTACGTTGACGAAGCACAGGCCAGTCTCAACCGTAGCGACGTTGCTGCGGGTGAGACGATTGCAGAGGGAGAGTTTGTAGTCGAAAACAGCAGTGGTGAACTGGAACAGTTTGACCCTGCCAACGATGGGCTGCCCAACGGCATCATCGTTCATAACCCCGAAGGTGACTCGATTGTCGAGCACGACGAGGACTACGTTCAGTACTCCGATCTCTGGACGTACAATGGTGATGAGGGCGACCGTGCGTACTGGCAGCCCCTTGCCTCGGTTGATAACATCATGCCCCGTTCGCTGTCGGACAATGGCACTGACCCTGCCCCGTCCATTAGTAAGGGTACTGTGATGGGTGTCGTCACCATTAACGGTGAAACTGAAGTTGTCGAGTCGGGCTATACCGATAACGCTGGCACCACCTACTCCGAGTCGGGTACTGGTGACTTTGTGGCTATTGGCCGTGTCGATAAGCAGCCACAGGAACTGCGTCTGTCTGACGGATTCCATATCCGTGTTCCGCTACGTCTTGACTCTGACATCTTCACGGTCGGTGCGTAATTGATTATAACAATTTATTGATTTACAATGCCTGTTAGCACTACTATCAAGGAAGAAGAACAGAAACTCGCCATCCCTCGTGATGACGACGAGATGTTTGTCCGAGAGGACTTTGACCAGAAGCGACTTCGTTACCAGTTCGCTGGTGTCGATGACATAGCACTCGATCAGGAGAAGATCAAGACTGAGGACATCGAAGTCCTTGACCCTGAGACGTTGGAGATGCCTGTCGGTCCTGCTGGTGCCTATGACGACTTTGGTTCCAGTGGTGGTATGGAATCCATCATGGTCGATGGACAGGAGTGGGAGACGTTCGTCTATGACAACGGCTTCTACTGGCATCCTGACATGGACAGTGTTGACTCACTGGACCGTCAGCGAACCGCCGTCGAGGAGATGTTCCACTTCCTTGGTGACGTGAACTTCTTCCTCGGGATGGACCCCGATGGCGACGGTACGAATGAGTACCAGGGGATGTTCGAGTACCTGCGTAATTCCATCCCCTCGACTCGGACCTTCGACTGTGAAGACTACGACGGTGACAGTGGTGATGATGACTACAGCGACGTTCCTGAAGACCTGATTCGCGGTGACGTGATGACGGCAGTCGCAGAGGACTTCGGTGGCTCTGCACTTGACATGAACAATGGCTTTGACCTGATGATTGGGTCGCCCCGTGCCATCCGTCAGTTCAAGGGCTACTCGGCTGGTTCGACTACGGACCAGGAACGAGGGCCAACCTTCTGGGAGCGGCTTACTGACGCTGACACCGTGCAGGAAGCCTTTAACCTCCCGTACAAGCTCCAGCCTGACTACCTGCCTGACTCAGTTACTGACGACATTCCCACGGACTTCCTTCGCTTCGACTTCGTGGACCAGGAGACGGCAGTCAACCCGTCTGGCATGGCTCCTATCGGGTACGACGAAGCCTTCCTCATCCCCGACGTGGAACTGTGGATGGACGAATACGTGGACCTGCGTGAGTCTGGTGCCCCTGCTCATTACGGTCCTGTTGAGGAAATGTCTGGTAAGCGTGGACATGGATACAAGTGGCGATACGGTCACAAGTGGGACCCGATGGAGAAACATTCCACGGCGACGGACGTAGTTCACCTGACTAACATCTCTGAACTGTTCGGTAAGTAAACTAACTGGTAACAGAGGTTTATACCAGTGGGTTTGTTTGCTGATATTGTCAGTCTCTTTGAGGCTGGCTATGGCTGGCTTTTTGTTTCACTGTTAATTGCATATGAATTGTGGGCACCGACACTACTGGACCGTGATACGGCATTGGCTCCACTTGTTCGTGATATGCCAGCAAAACTGGATGAAGTAGACGAACGCCAATCTGAATTACAGTCTGAAGTATCTAACGTCCAGAGTTATGTCGAAGAAGTACAGGACCGACAACAGGTCCAGATGCAGGTTCAACGGGCACAGGCCCGTGCCACTGAGGATATGGACGAAGACGAGGTTGACGCTTACTTACTGAAAAACGGTGTTCAACCTGATGCGTTCCTCCGTGGGACTGATGATACTGTATCAGACTGTGTTCATAACGACGAAGAAGATCGAGGACAGTGATACTACATGAGTAATTCTGAATCTTTCGACATCCAGTCAGACAGTGGGCTTGAGTCTGCTGTTCGTACTGAAACAGGGTATGACACTGGGAAACTGTCCGACAGTGATCTAACCTCACTCATTGAAAGTGCAAAGCGAGTACTGGCACTGAAAGCCAACGTTACTAACTTCTACAACGAACGTGGCCTTGCTGTCGCGTTACTGGGGGTAACTTGCGCCAAGGCCAAAGGAGTTATGGAGAACAGTCCCGTACAGGTCAAAAACCTTGCTGGACAGGATGTAACCTTCCGTACAACTGATGGCTCCAGTCTACAGATAGCCCAGTACGAGGATATGGTGCAGATGGGGCTGTCTGAAGCCAGTTCGACTGATGCTGGTGTCCAGGGACTTGAACTGTCTGGTACGTACTACAGCGACAACAGCAGTCTGTAAACTATGGATGCACTCCAGTTCATGCAGTCTTCAGTAGCCACTGAGTCGGTTCTGATGGATGTCTATCGGAACACGTCCACTGGCTCTTATGACAACTCAAAGTCTGCTGTAGGCACTGTCAGTGTCGCTGTGTTCGCTCCTACGTCATCAGCCCAAGTAGTCACGGAAGCGTCTCAACAGAACACGTCACTTGTCGGTCTGGCTGACCCTGACCCCAGTGGGACTGATCCACTATCAGACGTACAGGTCAACGACGAACTACGGGTACAGGACAGTCCCGAGAAACGGTACACTGTCAAAACGAAAGATGGCTACCCGAACGACCTGAATACTGAGTTAGTTCGGCTTGGGTTAGAACCCAGTAACAGTAGTCAGTAACCATGAGTGGTTACAGCGAATCAAAGATTCGTCTTGTAACACATTTCTCAAAGAGAAATGAGTGACTACGGTGACGTTGCTGACAAACTCCGTGACTACAAACACAATCTCAAAGACGAACACGACAGGAAGACTCGTGAGTCGATGCAGTCAATGCGTAATGCTGTCAGTCAGAAACTCATCCAGAACGACAGTGTTGCACGGAACGTCCTGATACGTGATATCAGACGGAGTAAGCGTGAACTGAGTGGGTCCTTTACAGCTCACAGTGTCCATGCCCCTGACTGGGCAAAGTACCTTGAGTACGGGACTGGCTCCCGTGCTCGAACGGACACAGAACCAAATCACGAACAGTACCCCAGTCCTGATGGGTGGGCTGACATTGGAGCCATCGAGACGTGGATTGTTGCAAAGAACATCACACCACAGTACTACGACACTCAATCTGACTTAGCTCGTGCAATAGCACGGACTATCGGTGAGATTGGGACGTTCCCACACCCGTTCATGCGGCCTGTGTGGTTCAACAACAGTACTGGGTATCAGACAGTGATTGACGCCAACATGGAGGCGTTCACAACAGCATGGCGACGGTCACGGTAACAGATAGATATGAAACAATCAGCAGTAATTCAATGGCTCTTAGACGAATCACAGACGGTTCTGAAACAGAGTAACCTTGTGTCACTGTCTAACCCCAGCAACCACGTTGATGTAGCCCAGCCGTCGATGGACCACCCATATCCGTTCGTCGGTGTCCAACCTATCACGAATAACTCAATAAGTGCTGGAATTGGCTCTGGTAAAACGTTCGTTGATGGGTTTGAATATGACAACAATGGTGTTCTTCAAGCCATTGTCTACCGTCGTGACTCCAGTCTCCGTGTAAATGTTATCCCTGTCACTGACAATGACGCAAGTCTCCGTGATGACTTGGCTGAGGAAATAGCCGACCACTTCAACCTGTTCAGTCGTACAGAGACACAACCAACGGATATGGACCCACCTGAAGTTGATGAAACGTCTCCACAGGGGCGTCCAGACGAGTTTGTCCGTGAAACTGGTGTCACCCTCGTTATTGAGTACGAACACACGTTCACTGACAGTGACCCGATGGTGGCTGACTCGGTGAATATGGATATCGAAGTTGGTGATGAAGTGAGTGATCTGGACACTGTTGGTGATGATCCAATAGCGTTTTCTGAATCATTTAACTGAATAGCAGTTTGAGATAGTAGTTTTTCAATAAAAGACAATACATAAAATGTCAACGAGTTACAACGCCCTTGAAGGAACGTTTAGTGTCCGTGGAACGGCCACTACGTCCCGTGCAGGTACAACGAATGCAGTTGCAGTGGTTGGTGGCTATGACAGCGCCAACGCTGCGAGTGAGGTAACGGAAGGAGAAGCAACCACAGTCACTGACCCATCCAGTGCCGATGATACCTTTGGTACGTCGGAACTGGCACGTGCAGTGCAGGCAGTCGCTGCCAACGGTGTCAATACAATCTATGGCATCCCAGTCAGTGAAACCCAGAACACAGAGAACATTTCCAGTGGCACTTCTCTGACGCTGACTGAGACACCGTTTGATCCGAATGTTCATCCTGACCATGACATCACTGTCACGGATACGGATACCAGTACGGACCTGACGGTGAACATCACCTACGAGGAACCGACACCAACGCCAACTGAAGCCGACTCTGCCAACGTCAACCCCTACACCAAGCAGGTGGAGGTTGATGCCTCTGGCAACTACGACATTGACTATACCTACGGTGACTACACCAGTGCGATTGAGACGGCAGTTGATCTGCCTGTTCGTAACGTCTGTGTGCTGACTGAAGACGCTGGTGTCAAATCGACGCTTCAGACTGAGTTGGCGTCTGTTGCCAATGACTTTGACTTCAAGCGTGGATTCGTTGGTGCCAAACCTGAGATTCAAGCTACTGACATTGGGACTTATACTCCCGATGTGACTGACTGGCGAGTCGTGGAAGTGGCACCGTCCCGTGGGACTGGAGCAGATGGCGCTGTACGGACGTGTGCAGCAATTGCTGGCTTCATGTCTTCACAGCCTATTGGACCTGATGGAAGTGGTCTGTTCGACTCTGTGAGTGGTCTAACGGCACTGAACACCAGTTACCGTCCCAGTGAAGCCAAGAACTTCGAGAGGGTGACTACCATCACTCGAAATGGTGTCATTGGGACTGTCGATACCACTACCGATGTTGGTCAGTTCAAGGAGATTTACAAAGTCGAAATCATCGACGCCGTGGCCCTTGGACTCTTTGACATTGTACAGGACTATGCTGGTGGTCCACAGGACGTTGGCGACCTCCAGGCGACACTTGAAGCACAATTACAGTCGTACACGGAGTCTTCACCCCCCGTTCTTGGGTTTGGTGATGGGCGTAGTGGGCGTCCATACAGTGTTTCAGCTTCTCTCAGTCCGTCTGGTGACGTAGCCAATGTTGGTGTGTCGATTGTCCCGTACCCGATTGCAAAGGCTGTTGACCTGTCTCTTACTGTGACTGACGGTTTTGTCCAGTTTGACGGGGCTAACTAAGAGGAATTATTGATATATGCCTGAAACAAGCGAACTTGACCTTGTAGTGAAGTATGGTGGAAAGAAGGGGGGCGGTACTGATGGACAACTCGTCATCGATGACGTAGAACTGTCCATGTCCCGTGACAATCGTACTCGTCACGGTATCGGTAATGACGAACCTGAGTACATTGAGAAGGGGAACAAGACCTACTCCTTCTCGACAACCAGTTACATGAACGGTGCGGCTATCGGTGTTATCCGTAACATTGAAACAGGAGATGTTACGTCGAAGGCTGTCTATATGAAAGACGGTGATGTATTCAAGGGCAGTGCCAGTGGGATGATTGTTAACGATCTCACTGTGTCCTCATCTGATGGTGGTGACACCACTGTTGCTATCGATGCCGACCTGACTGGTGTTGATTGGACCGACAACACTGGCAGTTCTGAAGAATAACTGACTGATGGATAGTCTGGACCTTACACGTGAAACAGTTGAAATCAACCCATACGAGGTTGGTGACGAGTGTGTCAGCGTGTTACGTGACCTAATTGTTGAACAGTCTAATGAGATAGAGCACGACGACATTGAAACCATTGAGACGTTGGTGTTAGACGGCAGTTCTGGTGGACTCACGAGTCATGCGAATATCTTCATAAATACTGACAATACAACTACTGAATCTGAGCAACTATGACAGAAGAACTTAACGGCGACCTCCTACTGGCTGACGAGAAAATTGAACAGGGTATCAACTGGCAGGACACTATGTCCATCCCCATTGCTGGTGAGAAAATAGAGTTTGGGTTTTCGCTCCTTGAAGAACGTGTTCGTCAACACGTCCAGAACCAACTTCCACTGGACGAGTTTCGCAAATATCGTTCCGATGGAATGAGTGACGAACACAAGCGCCTGATGGAACTTCAGCGCAAAGACGACCTTTCTGAAGACGAACGTGAAGAACTAATTGAACTGGCAGAGCAAGTCAATCCCGAAGAAGAAGGTCGTGACAGTCTCGGTGATGAAGCCATCGACGCACTGATGGACGCTGGCAAGGCAGCTCTGGAACCGACTGAAGACGACGTGAGTGACTTACTGGCTGCTGACCCTGAGACACAGCAGCGTATCTTTGGTGGGGAACTACCCAACCACATGGACGCTGATGTAGCCCGTGAGACGCTGCGTGAGTATATGCAGGACCGAGTTGAGGGGCAACCGTTCCCAATCAAGTTTACTCTTGGACAGCGTGCATATATGGAGACTGTCGCCGTCCAGGGAAACGGCTTCCAGACCACGTAGATTTAGACCAGTACGACTCGGTGCTACAAGCCTACGTCAAGTCACGGCTTGGACGACGACGGTATTTTGTTCATCACCGTGGTGAGGCTGGCCCCCTTCGACATACCAAGAACCTGTCTTTCTTACAACAACAGTTCTTGGTGATGGCCTCAAACGAGTATGGCCAGTCGAAGGATGACCTGCCGTCTCAGGCACGCAAACATATGTAGCACTGGTCTAACGCCAGTACACCATTCACAAAGTGAATCGCTGCTACAAGCGATTTTGCGTGTTCGCTTTGCGAACACGCTCATAGTTCGTTTGCACAGCAAACGAACGAATTGCTCTACAAATCGTGTAGTTCGACTGTTTTTAGACTACTTTCACTGACAACCACTACCAGCACGAATCTTGTTACGATAATTACTTATTATGCCTGAAGAACGTTTAGAACTAATCTCAGCGGTTAGTGAGGAAAACCATGATGCACTGGACGACCTTGCAGATAGGTTAGACGAGGTTGATGATCAGATTGCACAGGCTGGTGGTGGTGAAAATAAAATAGAGATTGATGTTGAAATCGATGGTCTAACTACTACTCTTGGCAAACTGGAAGCCATTGATGAGCGACTTGATTCTATAGACGACAGCAACGTCTCTATTGACGGTCCTGAGATTGAACACACTGGCAGTCGTGCAATGGCTACCAGTGGTGGTTTCCCTGGTTTCCCTGACAATTATGAACCCGACAACGATGAGGGAGTTACTGGCCGTGGAGATATTTTCACATCCCGTAACCATCCCAGTATAAACAAACCATCATTTGATGACGTGATGAACGTCGATAAGAAACTTATCACGTCTGCTAATCCAGAGACACCGTTTGATGGTCCATTTGGTGCTGGAACAGGAGTTGCTGGAAATAGACGTATCATGGAACTGATGGACGTTCTGGATGGTGAGGGTGGAAAACTACAGCGTCAGATTGATGATTTAGATGCTGTAGACAAACTTCTCGGTAGTGACAATGACGTAGATGTTTCTGTTGATGAAATGCGAGCGATGGAGGGAGTTGAAGTCCCAGCCCTCGATGATGATATGGCTGGGTTTGATGATCTTGCAGTCTCTGGTGAGGATAAAAGTTTCAAAAAACGCCTTGATGGGCTAAAAGAGCAGGTCCGTGAACTTCAGTTCACGATGGGGACCTTCCACCAGATCATTGCATCTATCATCCCGTTCCTTGGTGTCTTCGTCGGTGCTATGCCAGCAGCCATCACTGGCCTTGTGACACTCGGTGGGGCCGCTCTCATCGCCGCTGGTGCCCTTGCAGGCATTGGTGGCTTAGGACTGATGGGTATTGGCATGGACGGGTCTGGTGGCATTTCAATCGATGCCATTAACGAAGCCCTGAGTGGATTGAAAGACTCCTTCGTTGATGCCTTTGCACCACTGTCACAGCAGTTTGCTCCACTGATTCAGACTACTATTACTGAACTGGAACGGATGATGGGGCCACTGGCAGGGGCAGCCAGTCTCCTTACAGAGTTCCAAGATACGTTCATGGGAGCTATGCGGACGGCTACTGACATCCTCCCAGGACTGGTCCAAACATCCCTCTCGTTCGCTCAAGCAACACTGCCATTGTTGGAGGGGATTGCTTCGTTTATTCTGAATAAAGATATACTGGGCTTCCTCTCTAACCAACTGGCAAACGCACTCCCCGAACTGGCTATATTGGGTAACGTGTTGGTTGAAATGTTGCCAGCAATAGTTCGTATTTCACAGGGCTTCTTGTTGTTCGCCTCTGCCCTTGCTGTACCAATAGGCTTAATTTCATATCTCATTAACACAATCCCATATTTAGGACAGGTTCTTGGCCTTCTGGGTGCATCCTTCCTCGGTTTGATTGGTATCTCTACACTGTACACAATACAAACTGTTGCAGCAACAAAGGCTACGTTGAATCTTGCACGTTCAATAGTCGGAACTGCTATTAGTGGACTGAAATCATTCGCCCTGGCACTGAAGCCGATGATACTACAGCTCCATGCTTACACCATTTCTACATTGGGTGCAACGTATGGGACCATTGCCTTAGTCGGTGCCCTTACTCTTGGTATTGGTGCTGTTGCTATCTTCGCAAGTCAGTTCGCTATACTTGGTGGAAACATTAAAGAAGCCACAAAGAACCTCAGACAGTTTGCTAACACAAAGAACGCAATGGACGGTGGAACGTCCTTCGGTACTGGTGTCGGAACTGGTGGTGGATCACGAGCCACTGCCTACAGAGACAACTCGACTACTATCATACAGGCTGGTGACAGGGACAGTGCTGCCAGACAACAGTACAGTTCCAGTTACGAAAAGCAGCAACACGTCGATAACATTTTCAGTGGATAATGAACGAGAATCTTACACCAAAACTGGTCCAAAACAGTAATGATGGTCGGTTAGAATTTAAACCGAAAGTTGTCACACGACTCGGGTACACACTCCCGTGGGACATCAATTCAACACAGTTAGACTGTGGTTCGACTGTAACCAGTAATAGTGGCGAAATGGCTATGCGACTTGTCTTTCACTGTCGTGTGCCACTGAGTCAGTTAGAAACGCTTACTGAAATGCGACGACGTGGGACTTCTGTTAAACTTATCAGTTCTATCGGTGATGTCAATGTTGTCAATTTTGACGAACTGAAAGTAGACCGTGTTCCCGATACTAATGGCATCATCACCAACGACGGCCAGGACATCAATGAGCCGATGTATGAAGTCCAGTTGCAGTCGAAAAAGGAAGACGAGGATAACGAAAATATTGAACTATGAGTGTTGAACAGTTGCTCGATGGCTCTGCCAGTGAAAACCCACTGGTATCGGACCACACACCCGACAGTAACTGTGACAGTCGTGTCTATGTGAATGGCACACGTATTCCTGTTGCTACGGCCAATATTCATATTCGTAAAGAGGGAGCACTGGACGTAACCAGATACGCTGAAGTACAGTTCCCTGCCGAGTACAAAAACCAACCATACAAAGAACTGTTCAGTACCCACAAACCAGACAGTCAGACTGATTTTGATACACTATACATTGAACTGAAGTCTGGGTCTGGAGAGTTTGTCCCTGCCTTTCGTGGATTCGTTACAGGGGTTGGAGCCACAGACAAGTCGTTAATTTGGCAGTGTCGTGCTCGTGGGCCAGCAGATATGCTCACCAGTGCAACGGTTGGTAAGCAATTCACTAACAGTTCAATCGATAAACCACTTCAGTATATAGCAAACAGACTTGATGGAAAACTCCCATTCCGTGTTGATGTAGAACTGAGTACAGAAGCAACAGAAGACGTTGGTGTCGAACAGGAAGCAAGTGGGGGAGATCGCGCACTTGCAGCACGACTTAACGCCCAAAACATTGACTTTGACACTGAAATATCTGCAAAAACATTTCAATCAAACAGACACACTGTCAAAGACGTAGCAGACTGGATTCGGTCAAAGTCTCCACTTCAACTGTGGTTTGAACCGACTGAAAATGGTGTGACACTCGTCCCATTTGACAATCCTACGTCACGGTCGTTCAAAGCACACTACCTCGATGGTGATATACAGGTCATCAGTAACGATGCCTATGCTGAACTGGCTCCTGTAAACACAATGAAGGCTAAAGGAAGTGCAAGTAAGTCAGTTGGTGCTAATAACTTCTTTGAGCAATTTATTGGTGCTGAAAAATACTACATTGCAGAAGCACGCCACAAAGCACTGTACCAACGGGCTGGTGAAACAGAACTGGAAGCAGACACGTGGATACGGTCAGATGGTACTACAAAAAATGAGGTATCAGAAGACGCTCGGAAGGCGCTCAAAGACGCTGTAGACGAAGCCACAGAGGGAGATATGTTAACCCTCTTGTCTGGTGAAGTAATCCCATATGACACTATTACAGCCCGTCCAACGTGTCGTTCAGAGGCAGAGAAGACTGTTCCA